CAATAGTTTTCTTTTCATAGTCAACTTCTAACTTTTTAAACTCATCTACACTTAAAGACAAATGTGCGAAGCTTCTATATATATCATTTACATTAACACTTACACTTACACTATCAGTTGACGAAAATGAACGACCGTTAACGACCGTTGAATTTCGTTGACGAACTTCAGCACTTTTCTTACCAGCATTTTTACGTTGTTCGTGTTGTTTTTCCCACTTCTTCAAGTCGCGTTTTAAGGTGTGTTTAATGTTAGCAAAAACTGCATTAATTAACATATCTTCACTTAATGGGTTTTCGTCATTAACATAAGCAAATATGTGTTTTATTAGTTCGCCAGCCTTTTCATTATCCAACGCGTCAAAGGTTTCTTTCCAATCTGCATAAGCTATAAATGATTTCTTGTTCTCTGCCATATTCTATAAATAAAAAAACGTAACGCTTTCGGCTGCTGGGATAGCCTACTCACGTCACGTTAGAAAGAATGTTTTTAGATTGTCCCAGCGACATACAAATATAATTAAAAACTTAAATACTGAATTAAATCTTTTTCAGAAATTTCGTTTCTGTTTAAATAAACTTTTCCATTGTCAAAAGTGTCACCTTCAAACATCACCAAGTTATAACCTAAATAAGTCCATTCTTGATGAATTCCTTTTTTAATCCAATTATGAATGTTTTTTATCATAATGTATTGGTTTGGTTTAGGTTCTACCATTCGGCACTTTATTTCAAGTAACATTACTTTTTTAGTTTTCCAATTCCATAACATAAAATCCAAGTCACTAACTGCATAACCTGTATTACTATCTGGCAGCTTTTCACGAATCCAACTACTAAACTTTATGTCTCGCATACCTGTTCTTTCTTTTGCCGTCATATTAATTCTTTATAAAGGTTATTACTTGTTCTACTTTTTATTATATCTAAATCGCGTATTGTAGTGGCTTTTAGAATGTCTTTTTTTAAATCATACGTTTTTTTGTGAAACTTAAACTTGCCGTCATAGTCAGCTATGTCCAAAAGTAGTAATTCGTCTTTTGTTCGTTTTAGGTTCTTATAGGTATTTATACCGTGTATAACCGTTGCGTGATTTAATCCAAACATTTCTGCAATACGTTGATATGTTAAACCAGCGTTTCTTAACGTGTGAAAAAAGAATATTCTTTTGTGTATGTACTTACGTTTTCTACACTTCTTTTTTAATTCGTCTTTTCGTATGAAGTATTCTACGTTCTTAATCAAGTCTTCCATATATCCAAGTTATTAAAAGTGCGTAAATATATTCAATTATCTTTTTCATACTTTGTCAATGCTAATTATTAAACCTTGCCACAAGTTAAACAACTTTCGTGCTTCTGTCTTGTCATAAGCTTTTACATACTTTACTGCCTGTACTACTGGCGCATCAGTATTATTGCCTTTATAGGTCTTGTATAGTATTCTATAAGTGTTCATTAGTTCGTCTTTTTGTATTAAATAATTGCAGTACAATTCATCATTGAAATTGTCCCACCATTCAAGTCTTAATTTATCCATTTAACATTTCTTCTAATTGTTCGCAAATATCTTCTTCGTCATAGTAGTTTATTCCGTCACAACATAAAGTTGTTTGGTCTACTCTATAATACCTTTCTTCAAGTTGTACGTACTTTATTGTGTCAGTAAAACTATTGTAGCTATCTGGTTCGTCATAAATTCGTGTTTCTATATAAAGTTCAACTTCGTAAGGTGTTTCACCTATGTAAAATATACAACCGTCTTGGTCATAGTATTCTATTTCTATTTCGTAACTCATACAAACAATTTTACTAATACGTAGTACATTACAAATGAACCCCATATAAAGATTATACATTTAATTAATTCTTTCTTTGCTTCTTTCATAACTAATTTTTAAAGTGTAACTACTATTTTATTAAACCTTTCATTCAGTCGTTTAATACACATCATATAAGTGTGTATTTTGTCCGTGTTTATGTCGCGTATTTCACGAAACCAACTACCTGAAGTTTCTATTGTTTCTTGGCATAAGTAAATTCTGTCTTGAAAAGATTGTATGCCTTCTTCAATCTTAACAAGTGTTTCTAATTTTTCTAATCGTGTCATAATAATTGTTTTTTGTTTATACGAATATAATACTTCTTAACAATATATTACACTTATTAACAAAAAAAGTTACAATTATTTTATAAACACCTGTATGTTAGTAAGTTGTTTATTTAGAAAATATGCGTTAAACGTGCTATTTGTCCGTGTTTTTGGTGGTGTATAAAACCTTCAATAGCTTTAGGTGCGTGTTGGTAACCTTTTATATGATGCCAAGAATCGGCAGAACTTGGTGAACGTAAACTTTCAACGGTTACACCAATATAATCTTTACTATTTTTATGATGAACGTGGTGTGTGTAAACATATCGGTGTTTAGTTTTACTCCAGTATTCTGGATATTCGGTTGCCATAAGTAAAGCCAAATCTTGAACTTTAGCACCGTCACCGTGCGTAGTGCCTATTAAGTTTAATCCGTATTTATAACCTTTTCTATGTGCCATTGAACAATCAAAACTTATATTATTATTATTCTTAAACCACGTTTTTATAACATCAGCAAGAAAAAAGCCACTCATATAGTCGTGGTTACTCGGATTGAAAGTAAAATGAACGTCTGCAATACTTATAAGTTGTTCTAAAACATCTACATAAAGTTGTTTAGCTAATAAGAAATTAGAATACCACATACCGTCTACATTTTGCATAGTGCCTTTTGTAGTTGTGTTTTTAGGTGTGTCTATGTGCAGAATATCGTTACCACCGATAAACAATATTTTGTCTATAGGAAAGCCTTGTGCCTTATTTAAAATACCTTGTACTCCGTCTTTTACACGTTTTACGGCTATTTGGTTATTGTATTCTTCGCCTGTTTCAAAAGCTTCTGAAAGTTTACCGATATGAATGTCTGCTGGGTCAATAACAAGTAAATGACCGTCAGTTATTTTTGTTCGTTTTAGTGTAGGATATTTAGGTGCATAAGTCTTAAGTTCACTTATAAGTTCTTTTGTAAGCTTTTCAAGTTCTTGTTCGTCTTGTGATTTGTATTCTTTATTCTTAAAAAATAAACTTGCCTTTTTTGTTTTTAACCAACCGTGACGAACATCTTTTAAATCTAAACCACTTTCTATAGCAGCATTTCTTATGCCTCTATATTCACGAATTAATTCTTGTTCGTCTTTTTTTAGTCTTGGTCGCCAACTCATAAATACTTATTAACTACTTTACCAGCTACAAACATAAAAAAGCCTAAAATACATACACCTATAAGCAACAAATAATAGTTTGGTTTTTTATTCGCTGTAGCTTCAGCTTTAGCTTTGTGTACTTCTACTCGTGTTATCATTCTTATAGTGTCACGTTTTAGCTTGTATTCTATTCGTGTTTCTAACCTTGTTTTAGGTATTTCTACGTTCTTATAAAATACTATTGTGTCTTTTTGTGTGTAGAAGTGTTCATACACTATTGTATCGTGTTTTATTACAGGTACTGAATCAATAGTAGCAATTCTTATCGTGTCGCTTGTTTTAACGACTTCTAAGCCTTTTTTAAGTGCCTTTCTATAGTGATAGTTAGCCGAACAAGAAAAAAGCGTTAAAATCAAAAATAAACTACAAATTCGCATATTCTACTTTTACATTGAAACTCGGACAAGCTTTATTTGCAAATTCGTTGTGTCCGTGAATAGTCATATCCTTGTTGTACTTGTAAATTAATTCGTGCATTAGTTTTATTAGTGCGTCTTTCTGTTGTGGTGTTCTTGTGTCTTTAGCTTTCTTCATTTCTTTGTCCATACCACCAACATAACAAATGCCAATTGAATTTCTATTTTGACCAGAACAATGTGCGCCTTGTTTTTCTATAGGTCTGCCTACTTCTATTGTGCCGTCAAGGTGTATAAGGTAATGATAGCCAATATCTGAAAAGCCACGTCTTAAGTGCCACCTTCTTATATCTTCTACATTGTGTTCACGACCTTCTGGCGTAGCTGAACAATGTATTATGATTTTATTTATTTTTCTCATTTATATTCTTAAAGTCTTGCGTTACTTCTTTAGCACGTGCAAACAAGTTCTTTAAAGCACTCCAGATGTCCTTTTGATAGATAGCACGATAATTTTCATTAATACTAACTACTTCAATAGAAACAAGTGTAAGTGCTAAAACTTTAGTAACTAACATTTCGATGCTAAAGAAAGAATAAACTATTTCATTAACTAAAAAGTAGTCAATCAAATAGAATAGTATAACTGTAGCTTCGTAAAGTAAAATCTTTGACATAATTGCCGATAGTCTACGACTTGTAATAGGTTGTTTAAGTTTTTTGGCTTTCCAAATACCTGTGATTGTGTCAAGTAAAACTGAACAAGCAATAAGAATAAGAATACCAACTATAGGTAAAAAAAACGAACAAATAATAGC